ACGCAGCTGCGCACCAAGACATCGCCGGAAGTGGGCAAGTGGTTCCGCTCCTCGATCACCAGCCACTGGTTCGAGACGCAGGCGATGTCGATCAAGTCTCGCGATCGCGGACATGCCGATCTCTGGCGGCTGGATTTCGTGGCCTGGTCTGCCAACAATACCGAGGCTTTTGCCGGTCTGCACAACAAGGATCGGATCATCGTCTTGATGTTCGATGAGGCGTCGAAGATTACCGACAGTGTCTGGGAAGTGGCCGAAGGCGCGCTGACCGACGAAAACACCATCATCATCTGGATCGTGTTTGGCAATCCGACGCAGAATACCGGGCGGTTTCGCGAGTGTTTTCGTCGTCATCGCCGGCGCTGGATCAGGCGGCAGATCGACAGCCGCACGGTGCCCGGTACCAACAAGAAGAAACTTGCCGAATGGGTCAGTGACTACGGCGAGGACAGCGATTTCGTCAAAGTGCGAGTGCGTGGCATGTTTCCATCGACATCGGCAAAGCAGTTCATCTCCACCGAGGATGTGGATGCTGCCCAGAAGGTGCATCTGCGCAAGGAGCAATATGATTTCGCGCCGAAGATCATCGGTGTCGATCCGGCCTGGACCGGTGACGACGAGCTGGTGATCTATCTGCGCCAGGGGCTCTATGCCCGACTTTTGATGACCATGCCGAAGAACGACAACGACATTCTGGTGGCAAACCACGTGGCGCGCTTCGAGGATGAGTTGCAGGCCGATGCGGTGTTCATCGATCTTGGCCATGGCACCGGCATCTATTCCGCCGGCGTGACGCTGGGGCGCACCTGGCAGCTCGTCAGCTTTGCCGAAAAGAGCATCGATCGCGGCTGTCTCAACAAGCGTGCCGAAATTTGGAAGGGCATGCGCGACTGGCTCAAACAGGGCGGCGCGCTCGATGCGCGCGACGACATTCTCTACCACGACCTGATCGGCCCTGAACTTGTGGCCCGCGTGGATGGCAAGCTGCAGATCGAGAGCAAGGAAGACATGAAGGCGCGGGGGCTTCCTTCTCCCAACCGTGCCGATGCGCTTGGACTGACCTTTGCCCGGCCTGTCGTGCCTAAGGGGCGGGGGGATGAGCGGTATAATCACAGCCGGGAGACCGGGTATGGTGATGGTGGGGATGGGTATAATCCGTTTGGGTGAGGGGTGCGTATTGTGATGCGCTGTGATGCCAGGCGGTAGGAACGATGGAGGCGACCCCTTTAACGTTCCGGATCTGCCGTTCACCCCCCTCTGCCCTGCCGGGCATCTCCCCCTCAAGGGTGGAGATCGGCAAGAGGCGCTCTTCGCGTTTCACATCTGACCGTAGTTTGGGCCAAGACGGTGCAACAGTCCGATCTCCCCACTTGAGGGGGAGATGCCCGGCAGGGCAGAGGGGGGTTCTTCTACCCAACTCATTGTTTCTATGAAATTTAAGCCGAACGGCCTGCGGCGCGGGTTGGCTCTGTCTGTCTTCAATTCGAGGGTTTGCGATGTGTGTTTTCAAGTCTCCCAAGGTGGCGAAGCCGGAGGATCCGAAGTTGCCGATCGAGTATGCGGCGCAGCGCGAGCCGGACAGTCAGACGGTGAATGGGGCCGGGCGCCGCACGCGGGATCGGTTGCGGGCGGCGACGTCCACGATGTTGACCGGGGTTCAGGGCGTGGGTGCGCTGGATACGAGCGGCAAGAAAAACCTTTTGGGAGGCTGATATGGCCGATACGATCCGCGAACGGCATGAGCGGCGCCTGAAGGCGTTGCAGAAGGAGCGCAACCCCTATGAGGCGCAGTGGCAGGAGCTGAACGATTTCATCGTTCCCGGCCGCTACCGCAAGGGGGATGCCCGTGATCCGAAGGGGATCAACGGCAACAAGAAGATCATCGACAATTCCCCGAAGCTTGCCCATCGCGTGGCGCAATCGGGCATGCAGGCGGGGCTGACGTCTCCCACGCGGCCCTGGATGCGCTACAGCATTACCGACAAGGACCTGCGCGAGTTCGGGCCTGTCAAAGATTATCTCTATGAGGCGACACGCCGGGCGCGCGAGCGGCTGGCCGTCTCGAATATATATAATTGTCTTCATTCCGGTTATGGCGACGAGCTTCTGTTCGGGCAGTTCTGCCTGATCCTGACGCGCGCCGGGCGGCGCCTGCACGGCATCTTGCCGCCGGTCGGGCAATATTGGCTGGCGCAGAGCCAGTATGGCATGCGGGTCGATACCTGTTATCGGCGCGTGTGGATGACGGTGGAGCAAATTGTCGGGCGATGGGTGGCAAAGCCCAATTCCCGCGATATGGACTGGTCGAACGTGTCCTCCACCATCAAGAACCTGTGGGACCGGGGCAATTATGACGAGGTTATCGAGGTGTTCAACGCCATCGAGCCGCGTTCCGCGCGCGATCCCGCACGCCCGACGAAGGCCAACAAGCCCTTCATGTCCAACTATTGGGAAGCGGGCCAGGACCGCGACAAGATGCTGGAAGTGAGCGGCTTCGACCGCAATCCGCTGATTGCGCCGCGTTGGGATGTGGTGGGTGAAGATGTCTATGCCGCCACATGCCCCGGCATGGATGCGCTGCCGGATGTGAAGATGCTGCAGACCGAGCAGCGTTGGAAGGGCATGGGCATCGAGCACCAGGTGCGCCCACCACTGGTGGCGCCGACCTCGCTTCGCAACAAGCGCAACTCTTCCCTGCCCGGCACCGTGACTTTCGTGGACGAGCAGAGTGTCGGCACGGCCGCCTATCGCCGCGCCTTCGAGGTGAATGTGCCGCTGGGCGATCTGGCGGCCGATATCGATGAGGCGAAGCGCCGGGTGGACCGGGCCTTTTACGCCGATCTCTTCATGGCGATCAGCACGATGGAAGGGGTTCAACCGCGCAACCAGTTCGAGCTGACGCAGCGCAAGGAAGAGCAGCTTCAGCAGTTGGGACCGACGGTGGAGCGACAGCATCACGAACTGATCCAGCCCTTGGCGGACTGGGTGTTCTACCAGCTGGACGACGACGACGAACTGCCGGACGCGCCGCAGGATCTGCAGGGCGAGGAGCTGAATGTCGACAATATCTCGACGCTCTACCAGGCGCAGCTTGCGGTTTCGACCGGCTCCATCGAGCGGATGGTGAGTTTCGTCGGCAATCTTGCCGGTGCGCGACCTGACGCCGTGGACAAGCTCGATGTCGACCAGGCGATCGACGAATATGGCGATGCGATCGGTGTGGTGTCCACCATCGTGCGTTCCGACGACAAGGTGAAGGCAATCCGCGACGAGCGGGTGCAACAGCAACAGGCGGCGCAGGCGACGGAAGCCGCCGCCAAGCTGGCGCCGGCGCTGCGCGATGGCGCGCAGGCGGCACAGGCGCTTTCCGCCACCGACGATAATGGCGGGCCGGTGGAACTGCTGCGCAAGCTTGGAATTGCCGGATGACAGCCAAAACAATGCAGGAACAGGCGCTCGATCTCGCAACCGAGTTCGTGCTGGCGGAGCCGCGGGCGCGCGAATTTCTCTGGTGGGTGCTTTGCCAGTGCAACGTCTATGGCGCGCCGCATGTGGTGAATGGCGAGACCGGCATTCACATCGGCCGCCGGATCATCGGCGTCACCATCATCGACCAGCTGAACCAGATCAAACCCACCGCCTATGCCGAGATGATGATCGAGGCCCACAGACGCGCGGAAAAGCGCAAGAGGGAAGAGCATGCTGAGACAGTGGATGAATAGCGCCACCTTTGCGCCGGAAGGCCATACCGATTGGGGCGCTGCCCCGGATCATGGCGGCAATGCCAACGCCAATGACGATGCGCCGCTTCTGAATGGTGCGGCAGAGCCGCTTGTCGCCAGCCAGAATGGGGCTGGGCGAGAGGGCGGCGAAGGGGAGGGTGGCAACCTTTCTCCCGAGCCTGGCGATGCCGCCGATCTGGTGCCTGAAAATGGTCAATACGACATCAAGCTCGATGGCGGCATTGAACTCGACCGGGCGCTCTTGGACCGCGCCTCTCCGGTGATGAAGGAGCTTGGCCTGACGAATGGCCAGGCGAGCCGTCTGGCCGGCGTGATCGCCGAGCAGCGCAAGCTTGAATATGACGCGCTGAGCGAGCGCCACCAGAAGATCACTTCCGACTGGCAGCAGGAAATCCGCGCCGACCGGGACTTTGGCGGCGACAATCTTGCGACCAGCCTCAACAACGCAAACCGCGTGATCGCGACGTTTGGAGACGATGCTCTCCGCCGCGATCTCGTCGAAATCGGGATTGGCAACCATCCCGGACTTTTCCGGCTATTGGCCCGTGTCGGCAACGCTCTCAGTGATGACAAGCCCGCATCGTCGGAAACCGCAGCAGCCCCTCCGACCTCGCCCGAACAGGCGATGTATGGAGCGACAACATCAACGACACGAGGTTAACACATGGCCACTATCGGCAATATGTATCCCACCCTTTCCGACCTGAAGAAGCAGGGCTGGGGCGACGACATTTCCACCATCATCGACATGCTGGTGCAGTTCAACGCGATGTATGAAGACGCGCCGATCTTCGAATGCAACATGGGCTCGTCGCATCTGACGACGGTGCGCACCGGCCTTCCCGTTCCCACTTGGCGCAAGCTCTACAAGGGCGTTCTGCCGACCAAGGGCACGACGGCGCAGGTGAAGGACGCGACCGGCATGCTGGAAGACTGGTCCGAGGTCGACGCCAAGCTGGTCGAAATCGCCAAGAATCCGGCGCGTTTCCGGCTCAATGAAGCCAAGGCCCATATTGCGGGCATGGCGAACATGCTGGGCTCCACCGTCTATTATGGCGATATCGACGTGAACCCGGAGCGCTTTACCGGCCTGCATGCACGCTTCAATTCCAAATCCGCTGCCAATGGCCGCCAGATCGTCGATGCCGGTGGTACGGGCTCGGACAACACCTCCATCTGGTTCGTGACCTGGGGTGAGGATTCCGTGCACCTGCTTTATCCGGAAGGATCGAAGGCCGGTCTGCAGCGCGAGGACAAGGGCAAGACCACCAAGGAACTGCCGGACGGCTCTCTCTACGATGTGTACCGCGAGAAGTTCCAGCAGGATATCGGCCTTTCGGTGCGCGACTGGCGCGGTGTGGCGCGTATTGCCAATATCGATATTTCCGATCTGCGCGCCAACCCGACGGCCGGCGGTGCCGATCTCATCAACTTGATGATCGACGGCTATTACGCGCTGCAGAACCCAAACCAGCCGAACGGCAAGACGGTGATCTATGCCAGCAAGACGGTGCAGACCTTCCTGCACAAGCAGGCAATGAACCGCACCAATGTGAACCTGACGCTCGACCAGAGCCAGGGCAAGCCGATCGTCTCCTTCCTTGGGCATCCGATCCGCCGCGACGACAATATTCTCGAAACAGAAGGGCAGATCGTCTGAGGACGGTCTGGAACAGGTGACACTCCATGATTTTTGACGCACAGAATCTCTTCTCGGATGCGCAGGCGATCACCGCCTCGACCGTATCCACCAATGTCATCGACTTCGGCGCTTCGGGCAAACCCGTGGGTGCAGCTGCTGCGATCCGCAAGGATCTTGGCCGCGGCAAGAAGGTCGACCTTCGCCTGCAGATGGTGGAAACGGCGCTTGCCGCCGGTGCGGCGACGCTGACCGTCGATCTGCAGACCGACGACAATGAGGCCTTCTCCTCGCCGCGTGTGGCCTGGACCTCCGGCGCGATCCCCAAGGCGGCCCTTGTGGCCGGCTATGTGTTTCCACTGGAGTTCTTTCCGCGCGGTGCCGACGAGCGCTTTGCCCGTCTTGCCTATACGGTCGCCACCGGTCCGCTGACGGCGGGCAGGATCACCGCCGGTGTGGTGGCCGCCTCGGAGGACAATAATTATGACTAAGACCGTGATGGCGACCCGGGCCGGTGTCTACGGGCATTTTCGCGAAGAGGGCGAGGTTTTCGAGATTGCGACCGAGAGCCATTTCTCCGCCTTCTGGATGAGCGAGATTTCGCCGGAAGAAGCGCTGGCGCGTCAGGCGGCAGCGCGCAAACGGGCGGAAGCACAGCGACTTGGGACAGAGACGTCCCGTGTCGACAATGTCGAGATCGAGGCTCTGCGCGCCGAGATTGCCGAAAAGAATGCCGAGATCGAGCGGCTGATGCGCAATGCGCCCGTTGCTTCTGCCGAGAAGACCGCGGCGGATGTGGTGAAGATGGCGAGCGATCCGGGCGTCGAGTTCATGACCTTCAAGGCGGCAGCGCGCAAGCTTCTGGGCGAGGCGACGCCGTCGACCAAGGCGGAGATTATCGCGGCACTTGAGGACAAGGTGAGCCAGGGGTGATGGTCGCGGTCAGTTGAAGGACTGGCCTGCCTCCGTAAGCCATTGAAAGATGGGTCCTCGGGTCAAGCCCGAGGATGACCCAAAGTGAGTGCTGCATACCGCATCCTGAACCCGGCTCAATCCAGAGTCGGGTTTTCTATTTTGGAGAAGCGAATGTCATCCGTTACCAGCATCTGCAACATTGCGCTGTCCAACATCGGCAAGAAGACCATTTCCGACATAGACGAGCCCTCGACCGAGGCGCGCACCTGCAAGCTCCACTATGCGCTGACGCGCGACCGGTTGCTGCAATCCTATGAATGGGAATTTGCCAAGACGATGGTCGATCTGGCGGAGGTTGCCAATCCGCGCCCTGAGCGCTGGCGCCATGCCTATGCGCGGCCGCAAAATTGTCTGAAGCCGCTGCGCATCGTGCCGGCCGTGCTTTTGCCAGGCGATGCAGACGATGTGGCCTATCATGCGACGGAGGGGCTGATCTTTTGTGATCAGTCTCCGGCGAAGCTGGAATTCGTGCGGCAGTTCGACGACCCGGCGCGTTATCCGCCGCTGTTTGAAGAGGCGTTGAGCTGGGCGCTGTCGGCCAAGATCGCCATTCCGCTGACCTCCGACCAGTCCACCCGCAAGGATGCCTACCAGATTGCGGCCTCGTCTTTCGAGGCGGCGAAGGAGGCGGATGCGGATGAAAATCGATCGAGCTGGACCGACAGTTCCACGCTGATGACGGCACGGGGTTGAGGCGATGGCGATTTTGCGCGTGATGCAGCCGGCCTTTACCTCCGGCGAGTTGAGCCCGGCGCTGTGGGCGCGGGTCGATGTGGATAAATATCGGTCCGGTCTCAAGGTGGCGAAGAACATTTTCATTCACCCGCATGGCGGTGCGTCCAACCGCAGCGGTCTTGAATTTATCGGCCGGACGCGGGGTTCGGGCTTTGCCATTCTGCTCCCCTTCATTTTCGATGCGGAGACGGACCAGACCTATAATCTGGAGTTCTCCCATCTGAAGATGCGCGTCTATCGCGCCGGGAGCCCGGTGCTGGAGGCGGCAAGGGCGATCACTGGTATTTCCATTGCCGCAAATGGCGTGGTGACGTCCGCAGCGCATGGCTTTGCGAATGGCGATGAGGTTTTCATTTCCGGCGTTGCCGGCATGAGCGCGCTGAACAATCGCAATTTCATTATCCGCAATGTGACGGCCAATACGTATCAGCTGGACGATCTGCTGGGTGTGGCTCTCTCCACGCTTGGCATGCCGGCTTATGCGGGTGGCGGCACGGCGCGGCGCGTCTACGAGATTTCATCGCCCTATACTAGCGACGAGTTGCGGCGCGTGGTTTTTGCCCAGGAAAACGACGTGATGTATCTGACGCATCAGGCACATCCGCCGATGAAGCTTTCCAGGCTTGGCGATGCCAACTGGCTGTTTTCGCCGCTGACCTTTGTGCCGCAGATTGCCAAGCCGACGGGGGTGAAGGGGACCGTGTACTTCAAGCGCAAGACCGGCTCGGTTGCCAATATCGGCTACCGCGTGTCGGCAGTCAGTGCATCGGGCGCGGAAAGTGCGGCGTCTGCCGGCGTCACCGTCGGGGTTCAATATGAGAATGAGGACGGGCGCCGGGTGCGACTGACCTGGAATGCTTCGACGGGCGCTGCCCTTTATCGCATCTATCGTTCCGATGGCAGTACCGGCATTCTGGCCGAAACGCCGATTGCGGAAATCGAGATCGACCAGACGCAGTATCAGGGGGATGGAACGGCCATCCCCTCAGCCTCCGCAACCGGCGCGCCGCCGGTGCCGACGGGCGTGACGGGTGCGATCGTCTATGGCAAGGAGATGAAATATGTGGTGGCGGCCATCTCCGATGAGACGGGAGAAGAAAGCCTGCCATCCGAGCCTGCGACGCTGCGCAACGACATGGTCTATCGCGGTAACCGCAATGTGTTGTTCTGGACAGCGACGCCGGGGGCAGGAAGCTATGTGGTCTACCGGCTGGACAATGGCCGCTATGGCTATGTGGGCAAGACCGAGACGACGAGCTTTACCGACGAGAACATCACGCCGGATCTGGCGAGCGGCCCGCAGGAGGGATACAACCCGTTTGACAGTGCCGGCAATTATCCGGCCTGCGTGAATTTCTACGAACAGCGGCTTGCCATGGGCGGCACGGCGAATGTGCCGGCGGGGCTATGGCTCGGGCAATCCGCCAATTATGAGAATTTCGGCGCGGCCTCGCCGGTGAAGGCGAGCGACGCCATCACCTTGCGTATCCGCTCCAAGGAGAAGAACCAGATCCGCGCGATCAGCGAGTCTCGCGGCATGGCGGTCTTCACCACAGCCAACGAGTTCAACGTGGCCGGCAGCGGCGAAGAGATCATGACGCCGACCAATATGGTGGTGAAGAAGCAGAGCAACCGTGGCTCATCCTGGTTGCAGCCGATTGCGGTCGGCGACGTGATGCTGTTTGCGCTGGCACGGGGCGGGGTTATTCGCGACTATTCCTATGAATTTTCCAACGACAATTTCACTGGCCAGGATCTGACGATCATGTCGCGCCATCTGTTTGAAGGCCGGCAGGTTGTGTCCTGGGCTTTTGCCCAATCGCCCTATTCGATCGTCTGGGTGGTGCTGGACAATGGCCAATGCGTGAGCCTGACCTATATGCGCGAGCATGAGGTGTGGGCCTGGACGCGGCATGAGACGGACGGCCAGTTCGAGGCGGTGAATGTGGTGGCCGAGGGCGACGAGGACGCGGTCTATTTCGTCATTCGCCGCACGGTGGATGGCAAGTCGCAGCGTTACATCGAGCGCATGCATTCGCGCCTCTTTGCGGTGTCCGAAGATGCGTTCTTCGTCGATAGCGGGCTTTCCTATGAGGGCGCGCCGACGAAGACGATGCGCGGGCTTCACCACCTGGAGGGCAAGGTGCTGGTGGCGCTGGCGGATGGCAATGTGGTGCGCGATCTGGTGGTGACGAATGGCACGGTGACGCTGCCGATTGCCGCCTCAAAAGTGCATGTGGGCCTGCCTTACGAGGCGGAGCTGAGGACGCTCGACGTCGATCTCGGCAATGTGGGCGAGCTTGGCACGGTGCAGGCGAGGAACAAGGCGATCGCCAATATCACGCTCAGGGTGGAAAAGACCCGCGGCATCTGGGCCGGGCCTGCCGAGGATGCGCTGGTGGAGCTGAAGCAGCGCGAGTTCGAGAACTGGAGCGAGGCGATCCGCCTTGCGACCGGCGATGTGGAACTGACGCCGACGGCAGACTGGACGAAGGGCGGGACGATGATCATCAAGCAGTTCGATCCGCTGCCGATGACGGTTCTGGCCATCATGCCGGATCTCAGGGTGGCAGCGTGACGGTTCGGGTGATCGAGGCGAGCACCGACCATGTGGATGTGATTGCGCCGCGGATGCGTGAGGCCGACCGCGAGGAGGTGTTCGCCGCCGTGGGACGCGGACCGGCCTCTGCGCTTTTGCATTCGCTGGAGCGGTCCGACTTTGCCCATACCGTGTTGTTCGATGATGTGCCGGAGCTGATGTTCGGCTGCGGCACGACGAATATTCTGACCCAGACCGGTGCGCCATGGCTGCTGGGGACCGATGCGCTGGAGCGGCATGCGCGCGATTTTCTGCGTGGCTCGCTCCACTGGGTGGCGCAGATGCGGCAGCGCTACACGCTGCTACAGAATGTCGTCGATGACCGGAATGTGGTTTCCAAACGGTGGCTGCAATGGCTGGGCTTCACGCTCTCCGATCCGCAGCCTTTTGGCTATGAGCAGCGCCCTTTTCGTATTTTTGAGATGAAGGCTTGAGGCATGTGTGATTTTGGTCTGATCCTTGGCGCCGCCTCGACCGTGATTGGTGCGGCCGGCGCAAAACAGGAAGCGGAGGCAAGTGCCGCCGCATCCGAATATAACGCGAAAGTCACGGACATGAATGTGCGGCTTTCCGAAAGGCGGGCGCGTGATGCGCTGGACCGCGGCAAGCTGGAAGAGCAGAAGAAGCGCCAGGAGACGGCGCAGATTACCGGACAGCAAAGGGCAGCCATGGCCGCCAATGGCGTGGACCTGACATTCGGCTCTCCGCTCGATCTGTTGGTCGATACTGCAACGCTTGGCGAGATCGACGCGCTGACCATTCGCCGCAATGCTGCAAACGAGGCCTATGACTTCGATGTGGCGGCGGCCAATGGCCGGGCGGAGGCCAGCCTTGCGCGGGCGAATGCCAAGAACACGCGCAAGGGCGGCAACCTGAAAGCGCTTGGCACGCTGCTGACCGGAGCGAGCAAGACGTTTGGCGATAGTCCATTGTTTAAGCCGAAATCGGGGACATCATGACGGTTCAGCGGTTGGCAGGGGCTTTTCGAAGCCCTTCAGCCGTCAAGGCGTCTTGGCGAAGGGGTCTTGCGGCTTTGCATCTTCGGCGCTTTTGCGGAGCATTTTTTCAGTCTCGTCCTGGCAGGCGCGCATTTCGTAAATCGCCTGGGTCGCTCCCTCGAGCTGAAAGTTTGCGACGTCCTTCTCAGCATAAGTCACGCGCAACTGAGTGCTTTTTTGGGCCTCCAGCATGAATTTGCCGCCCATCTTCCCAATGCTCAGGTCTTGCAATGTCTCGCTCACCGATGCGATGGCGTCCACCTCCAAAGGTGCCTTTGAATCGAAGGTGAAGAGCAGCGGGTAGACCTTCTCGTCTTCCAGTGATTTCCACTTCTCGTTCCTCAACAGAAAATAGAATCTTGGAAATTCCGTTGCGAGATCCATGCCGAAATGGAGGATCGTATCGCCCTTGGAGCGGAGCGCCACATAGCAGCCAAAATTCCGATCGGGCTCCACGGCCACCGACCAGTTACCAAAGGTTCCCCATTCTACAGGAGCGGCATTGGGGCTGAATGGCACATAGAGAAGGCATGCGGCGAGGAGGGTGTGTTTCAAGAGCCTGTCCATGTCTTTCGCCTGATCATGCTGGATGGTTGTTTTGCCGGATGTGGTTGTGAGAGCTCTGTTCGACCATCGCTCTTATCGACTGCACATCGAGGCTACTGCTATCTCAATCACGGTTTGAAGGGGTCGTCCGAGGCTTGCGTGGAAGATTTTCTGGCGAAGGGATCGGACGTGTCGGGCTCCGTTCTGGAGATTTTGAAGAATTCGTCGGTCGTCTTCTGACAGGCATCCATTTCTTCTACAGCCATTTCGACGCCACTCAGGGAAAGTTGGGCTATCTCCTTCTTTCCATAGAAAATCTTGACGGTTTTGCTGGATTTGAATCCGTCAAGGAAGTCCTGCAAACTCGATTTCATCATAAGCCTACGGGTGGATCCTTGAACGTAGGCTGTGGTCTCTACATCCCAGTTTATGCCCTCATCGAATTCGAAGTTGACGGAATAGACTTTCTTGTGGACCAGCGATTTCCATTTTTCATTCCCAACAGAGAGAAAAAAGCCTGGCTTTCCCTTTTTGAAATAGCGCCAAAACATCAGTTCATGACCGGTTTCAAACACAGACATGACGACACAAGTATTGTCGAGGTTCGGTTGCATCTGAACCCTCCAAGTGCCGAATTTGCCCCAAAGGACCGGGTCTTTTATCTCCGGTGCGTTCTGCGCGGCGGCGGCGAAAGGCATGCAGGCCAGGAGGAGGGTGGCGATTGCCTGTTTCATGTGAGGGCCTGCTTTGTAAGGGTCATCAGGAGTAGTGGCGATACTTGCTCATTTGCGCATGAGATGAGATGTCTGTCGAGTGGTTTTGCCTTGGAAACGGGGTGCGCCCGATGGGTTGCAGAAAGGATACTTTCGTCCGTTAGATCAATGTCGATCGGGCTAATTGGCCGGTCAGATTGTGCTGAGGGCAGCGTCGAGGGGCTGACCTCCCGACCCCGGGGTCGTCCGCAGGTGCATCAGACCTCGACATAAGGGCGAAGACAGGAAGTGTTACAATTTTTGGGGATCGTCTGATGGTTCTACGGAGGGGTCCTTGGCGAAGGGATCGGCTTCCTGTGACTTTGGTTTTCGGGCTTTCAAAATCTCGTCAGTCTTTTTCTGGCAGGCGTTCATCTCGGCTATCGCCTTGGCGACGCCTCTCAAAGAGAGGTTAGCGATCTGTCTGCCGTCGTAGAAGAGCGTGGCGGTGTCGCTAGTCT